TTCTCGTAAGTGAATTGGGTATAGGTAGTTCTCACTATTACCAGAAACATCCAAGGTGGTCAAGCTACCTGTGTTAGAACCAGTTGCTGGTAAGTGGTCATCCCATTTTAATTCTATCTTAGGAGAGTATATGGTATTGGTCTGTCTTGAAAAAAACTTAATGTCTTCAAAGCTACCACTTGATGTTTCTCTACTACCAGATATTCTTACTAACATACCATAATTAGTATTCACACCACCAAACCATTTATTAGCGAGGGTTGTAATATCTATGTTAAGGTCAGGAGATTCCGATGAAAATACTTGAGTTGTTTCATCAGCATCAATATAAGTTCCACCAGGAGTTGTCCAACTTATCTCCGATTTGTTATTGTTTTTTCTATACAACCAACTACAACCATCAGTTGTTTTTGGAACATCTAATTCTTTACCAACACCCTCATCCCATTCTTGACTTAGGGGATAAGCAGCAATTGTGTATTCTTCACTTAAACCACTTGTTCCTTCAGTTTCATAAAGTCTAAGATTTAACTGATAGTCGCTTGGTAGAACCGATGAACTAATATAGCTTTCTATTTCATCAGTATCAAATTGAACAAGAACCCTCGTTTGATAGGAAAATGTTCTATTGAAAAATACTTTTTTTAATTCAAGTATCTCATCTTGTCCTGTGTTCTTATCCTTAAAGTCTTCGCCTGTAATTGAATCAGAACCACTATTAATAAAAGTATCTTTGGTTGTAAAAAAATATCTATGCATTATATTACCTTCCCATAAATGTCTTGGTTTGGATTCTTTAATTCAAATACCGATGGGGTTACTGATGGTTTAATTATACCATTTTCAAGTGAAGCTTCACCATCCACCTTTCCAAATGTATATTGAAAACCATATCCACTTTCTCCACTACTACTACTACCATTACCTTGGAAAGAATGTAATTTTCTACCTTCAGCATAACTACTATTTCCATCTTGAAATAATGATAACTCTTTTATTCCAATAACACCATCCAATCCTAATATGTTATATTGTAAATCATTTAAATTAATTGATTGTCTAAATTGCATCTTCTCTACTTTAAAAAAGTCTTTTATGGTTTGAATTACATTTAATTTAACTTCTGTTGGGTTAGATCGTCTATCACCATTTACTTCAAACCTAACACCAAAGTTTATTATGTAACCGGAAAATAATGTATCTACTTCACCATCACCATCGGTGTCCAATTCAAAACCAAAATCAACTTGGTCATTAATCATTCTAAATTGATTAAGGTATGTTGCTACATTTTGCAAAACAAGTTGTGGTGTTTGAACTAATTGTTTATCTTGATTGTAAGAAAGGGTAGACACTAAAAGACCTCCACCATCTAATCTTTCTACATAAGCTTTAGCAATACTACCAAACTTTGCTGGAATACTTTGTATTCTTGCTGTATAATCCTCTTTGGTTACACATCGAAGTTGAGTAGCAAAAAATGCACTAGCATTATTTCTAATCTCATCAACAGTTTGACCATCCGTTCCACCGACACTAGGTTCATCGTTTGTTACAGATATAGTTACACCATCAGGAGCATTGTTTATGGTGGTAAGTTCTCCAGCTTGAACATTTGATGTAGCACCACCACCTACTCTATATGAAAAGGTTAATGTAGTGTTTGTTGGAGTCTCACCTAAATTTAAGTTATTACTTATTGTAGAACTTATAGCACCAGGTATTTCGGATAAAGCTGTTCCATTTACTGTTACACCAGCTTGTTCTACAGGATCTACATTTGTAGCGTTATCACCGGATTTAAATAACCCATTACCAAAACAAACCTTATATGTTTGTGTATCCTCATCAAACTTTGATATAAATTTTTTGTTTGTTCTTATGTATTCAGCAACATAAGGAACAGGTATAATGGAGTTAGTTCCACCGTTTTCTTCACCAAGACCTTGATCATAAGCACTATCCCTTGTTATATCATCAGAGTAATGAGTTTCTTTTAAAACTTTTTCTTGTGCTAAATAATCAACTTCATACCATGTAAGTCCTGAACTATCGGTGCAACTTAATATCTCAACTACATTATCATCGCCTAAATCTAATTCTAAAAATTTAGTTGGACTTGATATGGTAAATGTTTTTGTTTTTGTTTGACCGGAAACAGCTCTTACATATCGTGTAAGGGTATACGAACTAGCTTCACCATCTGAATTTAATGTTGGAGCGCTTGTAAGAGGATCATCATCAACTTGTATTGAACCACTTGATGTAAAGTCAATTTCACCTGTAGTTTCAAAAAGTATTTGTGAATCAACATTTGAAGCAATTTGTAATCCACTATCTATTGATGATGGAGCAGTTCCGTATAATGGTAGACCGGTTGTTCCATCAGCATTTATAGTTGTTGTTACTTTTAAACGAACAACGGATGGTGTCTTATTAGGAACTTTATATCCTAGAAATTCAGAAAGTCTTCTTACGTTTCTTTTTTCAGTTGCAGTTGCTAATAAGTTTTCTTTATAATTGTAATCAATATAATAAGAAAGAACATCACCAACATAACTTGATAATTCTATTAACATCATACCAGGTGATGTTTCGTTAAAATCCTTGTATGTATCAGGAAAGTAAGACTTGGTATACTCAATCAAGTCAGCTTTAATCGTGCTGAAATCTTTACTTGTGTAGTTTACATTTGTTTCTATTAGTTTTTGTTTATCGGTATATGCCATTAGTAAGCTCCATCACTTGTTGTTGTGGTGCCACCGACACCATCAAATGTAACCTGAACACTTTCCAATGAGTTTGGTGTTCTTCTTATATTAAATTCTATATTAATGTTTGTTTGACTAACATCATCTCTTCTTTCAACATTGATGTTTGTTAAATTTACAAATGGTAACCACCTTTCAAAAACATCAACGATATTATTTTCAATCTGTATCTGTAAATCTTCCGTCATTTGCTCAAAAAGGAGTTGTCTTAAATTGACACCCAAGTTAGGTTGAAATAATCTTTCACCTTGATTGGTTTGCAATAAAAGTTGTATGTTAGCTTTTATAGCATCAATGGTAGTTTCTGTAGTATTAAATAATCCATTACCACCAGCAGTTCTGTTAAAGGGGAAGTCTATTCCAACTGATACCCTACTATCTTGGTCTTCTATAAATCTATTTTTTCTTTTATCTAGTATTGGCATTATACAGGTTCCCTATCCGTTCCAGGCGTTATGGTTTTTAATACAACTTTAGAAACATTTGACTCAACTGCACCTAATGGGTTTGTTGTAGCTACACCCTCTTCTGATGATTTCATTTCTAAAAATATTTTACTAGGCGTTCCATCAGCACCAACTACAGTACCAGGACCAACAGGTGTCATAACTGTAATTCCGACCGATGTCATTTTTAAATCGGTAATAGTAAATGTTTGAGCTTGGATGAATGTAATTATAGCATCAGTTAAATCTTTTGCTAAAACATCTATCTTATCAATTGCCTTATCATCAAAATTAAAATTTTCACCAGTCTGTGTTGGTTGAAGATTTTTTATAAAAGCAGCTGCTATGTCCTCTTTAAGCCCCATTTCTAAACTTTTCCTTTTCTTCTACCTTCTTCATTACACCTGAATAATCTTTATTAAGAGCATTAGCTAGATGGTCAGGTAAACCAGCAGTATCTTCGGTTACAGATTTTGTTTCTGCTTCCTTATTTATATTCTTCCATTCACCCGAATGAGCAGTTTCTTTTAAGATGTCATTTAAGATAGAATCCTTAGTCATTGGAACTCTTGTGTTAGAAGTTGGTGTATTTTTTTCACTCGGAGATAAGTTATGCTGTGGCACTCTATCTTCAACTATACTACTGCTTTTATTACTAACTAACACTTCATCTAACTTTTTTTCAACTGCTAAAAACTTATTATCTAATTCTTCTCTTATAATATCTCTTATCAGCTTCTTAAATATATTAACCTTCATTATCACTCCTAGTATTTTGTTCTATAAAATGTTTCTTACTTAAAAATTTTGTTACACTATCTTTATAAACTCCAGTATCACTATTAGGTCGTTCTCCATCAGGTTGTGGTGTTAGTTCTGTAATTAAAGATTGTATTCTACTAAACATTGGACTTCCACTTTCTCTATCATATAATGGTATAGGAACTCCTTGAACTAATGCTCTTGAATCCTGTAGTATTTCAGCAAACTTTAATAGTAATGCTCTTAATTC